GTATATCACACGGAGATACTATTAGGTATCAAGGATTAGGAGATGATAGTATACCAAACATTCAACGTGGTGATCTTAATGTAACTATCTTGGTTCAACCAGATCCTAAATTTGCTCGAAACGGTGATGATATCTATACAACTGTGTTTATTAATCCTATTGAAGCTATGATAGGCTGTAGAAAAACAATTAAAACTATATCCGGATCCGATATGGATTTAGATATACGTGCTGGAGTTGAACACGGTACAGAATTTGCTGCCGGCGGAAATGGCTTTACTAATGTAAATACTGGACGCAAAGGAAGATTTGTTAGTGTTGTTCATATTAAAACACCGACAATTATAGATCCTGTGCTAGTATCAAGATTGAGAGACATTAATGCTGACATTAGTAACCTTCCCTGATCCGATATTAAAACAAAAAGCTGAACCGTGGGACTTTGAAAATCATGTTAACGCTGAAAGAATCGAGCGTGAGATGATTGAAACTATGAAAGCTAGTAACGGCATCGGACTTGCCGGTAACCAAGTTGGGTTACTGCGTAGAGTATTTGTGATGAAATTACAAGACGGTCGTGAAATGGGTTTTTTCAATCCTACTATTCTTGTCGGCGACAACGCAGACCTACAGGCCGACGAAGGCTGTTTGAGTTTTCCAAACCTTTGGCTTAAAATTAAAAGAAGTGATAAAATTACTGCCATGTATCTTGACAATACAGGCAAACGCTGTATAATAGAACTTGAAGGAATCGATTCTAGGTGTTTCCAACATGAATTGGATCATCTAGACGGTATAACATTTACAGAATATGTAAGTGATTTAAAATTAAAAATGGCACAGAAAAAACAAAGGAAACTTAATGGTTGAACCAAGCGACAATTTACAAGCAGTTTTTGAACAAGCAATTGAAACTGCCAAAAAATTACATCATGAATATTTAACTATAGAACATTTACTGTTTGCCATGTTGGCTGAGGAAGGGTTTCATAGTACAATCGCAGGGTTTGGTGCAAACCCTGACGAACTAAAAAATGAACTAGCAGACTATCTTCAAAATAAATGCCAAGAAATTACAATTCAAGATGTAGTAGTTAAACCCAAAAAGACACAAGCAGTTGAACGTGTGCTTAACCGTGCATTTACGCAGACCTTATTCAATGGTCGCCAACGTATCGAACCAACAGATGTATTCCTTGCTATGATTGGAGAAAAACGTAGTTGGGCAAATTATTACATTCAAAAGGCTAACATTGATAAAGATAAGTTTGCCGATTTTATTAATAATTCTACCGAAGAAAATGACGAAGAAGGTCCGCAAGATAATCAAGGCGAACGTGCTCTAGCCGCATTTACTAGCAACCTCAACGACATGGTTGTTAAAAAGAAAGTAGACCCAGTAATAGGCCGTGTAGACGAATTAGAAAATATTGCATTGGCTCTAGGTCGTCGTAGTAAAAATAATGTAATCCTAGTAGGAGATCCTGGTGTAGGCAAGACGGCTATAGCCGAAGGTTTAGCATACAACATAGTACAGGGCGCAGTTCCAGATTTCCTCAAGGATTACAAAGTCTATAGTTTAGATATTTCAGCTATGTTAGCTGGTTCTAAATATCGCGGTGACTTTGAAGAACGTTTCAAACACGTTATCAAAGCACTACAGAAGAAAGGTAAGACTGTGCTGTTCATCGACGAGGCACATATGATCTCTGGTGCAGGATCTGCTGGAAATTCAGCTAACGATCTTGCCAACATGATGAAACCGGCTCTAAGCAAAGGCAATATTAAAGTTGTGGCTAGTACTACCTGGGAAGAATATCGTAAACATTTTGAAAAGGATCGCGCATTGATGCGCCGTTTCCAACGCATTACGGTTGACGAGCCCACACAAGAAATGACTTACAGCATCTTGCAAGGTATTAAGAAATATTATGAGTCATTCCACAATGTTAAGATTCGCAATGATGCGCTACAAGCGGCAATCAAGTTAAGTGTCAAATATCAAACAGATAAGAAACTGCCAGACAAAGCTATCGATTTGATCGATGTTGCTTGCAGTCGTTTTAATTTGAAACTAGCAGACGATCGAGTTATTGGAGAACGTGAGATTCAATACGAACTTGCTAAAATGATTCAAATGCCTGAAGAAAAGGTCATGGAAACTGAATCCAGCAATCTTGCTACGCTACAAGGAAGTTTGCAAGCAGAAGTATATGGGCAAGATGTTGCTATTACAGAAATTGTGGACAAGATTATTGTTGCCCAAGCTGGTCTTAAGAGCGAAAACAAACCAATCGGTAGTTTTGTATTCATGGGCCCAACAGGAACTGGTAAAACAGAAACTGCCAAGTCCCTTGCTAAAAACTTAGGGGTCAAGTTACTACGTTACGATATGAGTGAGTATCAAGAAAAGCATAGTATCTCCAAACTAATCGGTAGCCCTCCTGGCTATGTTGGATTTGAAGAAAATGCAGGTTTGTTGATTACACAAATTCAAGAAAGTCCAAATGCTGTATTACTATTAGATGAAATTGAAAAAAGCCATCCAGATGTAATGACTGTGTTGTTGCAGATAATGGATAACGGTTTTATTACAGGAAGTAATGGAAAACGTGCAGACTGCCGTAACTTGATTCTAATTCTTACTACTAATGCTGGTGCCGAAAGTGCTGAGAAAAATGCAATTGGTTTTGGCGTACAGGAAAAAGATTATAGTGATAAAGATTTAAAGAAGTTTCTAACTCCAGAGTTCCGTAATCGTTTAGACGGTATTGTCACATTCAATAAACTGTCAAAAGAAACAATGACTAAGATTGTTATTAAATTTATCGACGAGTTACGTGCCCAAGTTAAAGATAAAGGCATTAAGATTAAAATAGATAAGGAAAGTACTAACTGGCTCATTACTAAAGGTTTTGACAGTAAAATGGGTGCTCGTCCATTACAACGTGTTATTGATAAGGAAATTAAACGTTCTTTAGCTAAACACATGTTGTTTGGTGATTTAAAAAATGGCGGGGTATTAGCAATCACTGTCGAAGATGATAAACTAGTATTAGTACCTACTGCTAAAGAAAATAAAGTAGCATTATTAACAGTAGATAATACAACAATTTCAGCAGAGGAGCAGGATGCTGTTTAAAACTACTCGTAGTTTATTCAGAGGAATATACCAGTACAAAATTGTACTGGTGTGTTCTAGTGCCAGCTTATTCCGTAGCGGAAATATAGATGATGTATTAGAGCAATTAAAGACAGCAGAAATTAGTGATAGTAAAAGACATAATCCATATAAATTAAATTCTATTAAAACACAATCAGATTTAGTTTATGCTCTTGAACTAGCTAATAATTTAGTAAATCGCACAGACATTGACATACGTGTTGAAAGTCCATGGATTAGCATTTATACTAATGATAAAAAACTTATTAATAATCTAGCTAAAATAGATGCATCATGTGTAAAATATATTTGCGAACCCAGTGCTAATGCTAATTTGACAGCTGATACTGTTGTTATGCCTAAAATGAATTACGATTACCGTATTACTTTAGGTAAAACTAGTCAACCCAATCATTCCTTTATTGAATGGGCTGAAAAAAGCGCAAAATGTAAGTTAACTAAGAGCTGTATTAGAGATTTGCAAAAACCCAGAAGCTGGGGCGGAACTCATTTATACGTTACCGGTGACAATAATTTACTCATGGTAAAGATGCATTTAGGCGGTAATATAAGCAAAATCGAGCGCATTGTTAAAAACTAAAGCCTTTACAAAAGCGATAAATACTCTAACCGCAGAGATTTCTGCTGAACAAGTAAAACGGGCTTAAAAATGCGTATACAGGAATTATTAGAAGGTAAGTATGTCGATTATAAGGATTTCGTCAAACAATCTGGCGATAAACGTGAAATTGACTTTGATTTAACTGAAGATCTTATACATTTCATGCACAACGATGATGATGTGTATCGCCGCCATCTTTATCCTAGTATAACACATTGCATCGATAATATTAAAAATAAAAAATCTACAAATTTAAAAGTTTTTAAACCGGCTGTAGAACATAGTTACAAACTTTATATCAAAAAATTTCCAATTCGAGAATTACCTACAGAGCTAGGTGATAAGATGATGGAACGTATCTGTAATAAGTTACACAATGATACCGTTAAAGATATCAAAGACGGTGTTTATAAGGATTAATTGTGTTACTAAGAGAATTATTCATACGTGAAAATGTTAAACCTGCTGAAACTAAAAAGAAACAAGTCGGCAGAGCGTTTAATCACCCCGAAGATCTAACTTTTATGAATGGCAGTAATGGTGCCATTAAAGCTCTAGAACATATTAAAAAGATTGGAACTGATTCAAGCTCAGTTAGGCTTAAATGGGATGGTGCTCCTCAGGTATACTGGGGGTGGAACTGGAACGAACAAACTGGTCAACATGAATTTGTAACTGCTAACCATAATGGTTGGTTACGTGGAGGCGGTGGCACTAGTGACGTAAGTGAATTTACTAACCAGCACGGTATTTTTAATTTTATTGCTAACCGAAGCGGCAGTGCTAAAACTCCGGAAGAACAACAACAACGCGAAATATTTGCAAAAGAATTTAGTTTTTTACATCCTATTTTAGAAAAAGCAACTAAGAAACCTAAAAAAGGTAAAAGTTTATTTTTCTATGCAGATGGATTATTTTTACAGCCTCCAAGAGCAGATGCTAATGGTGTATATAATCTCCATCCTAATCCAAAAGGCAGTACAGTCTATCATATTGCACAGGATACTGAGTTAGGACAACGAA